GCCGCATTCGCTAATTTCAAAACTGATGTTTCTAGTGCCACTGGAGCAATGGGCAAGTTTAAGGCTGGAGGCAACTCTGCCCTCAACGCAGTCAAGGCGAACGCTGGCAACTTTGCAATGGTGGCTGGTACAGCAATCGCAACTTTCGCAGTTAAAGCGGTTGGAGATTTTCAAACACTTGCGCTCGAATCAAGCAAGTTCGCTAATGCCACAGGCCTTACTGTGCAAGAAGCTTCACGCTTCAAAGAAGTCGGCGACGACATTGGGATCGGCTCCGATGCTATTCAAACCGCGATAGGCAAAATGAATAAGACTCTTGGCACGAGTCCAGAACTGTTCTCCAAATTAGGTATAGATGTTGTCAAAACTGAAACAGGCCTCACTGATGTAAACGGCACATTCTTAGCGGTCATTGACAGGCTTAACGGTATTGAAGATCCTGCGGAGCGCGCTCGAGTGGCGGCTCAACTTCTCGGCAAGGGTTGGGCTGAAATGGCGCAGTTTGTTGAGATGGGTTCATACAATCTGTCTAAAGCACTTGACAATGTTTCAGATAGCAAAATTATTGACCCTGAAGAAGTGGCACAGGCAAAAAAACTTCGTGCCACAATGGACACCCTAAAAGACAGTATTGACGACATCACTTTGACAGTTGGTGAAGGTCTCGCACCAGCCTTAAGCGATGCCGCTGGAATTTTAGACAAAATAAGTTCAATCTCTGGGGTGTTTGACAAATTGCCCGGTGTTGATTGGCTACGATCTCAAACAAATTTTATTTCACCAGCGGCAACCGCCTACAACTTTTTGTCATCTGCCGTTGGTGGTCTTGTTGGAGTGTTTACTGACGCACCTGAAAAAGTTAAAGTCTATGCAACTGAGTTGCGCAACGCTCGAGAAGATCAAGACTCAATGCTTGAATCGTTAAAGAAATTGAAGAGCGGCGGTCTTGACCAATTTGTCAGTCGTTTTGATGATGCGGCGACAGCGATCGCAAGCGCAGACACCGAATGGGGAATCCTAAGAACTAACCTTGAAGAGACTATTGCGCTTAGAGATTTAAAGACACAACTTACAGAGGTTGAAAAGGCCGCCGCTAAAGCATTTGCTAGTGGTAAAGATTCAGACATTCAGGACTATCTTGACAAACAACTTTTATTGGTGACAGGGTTAGGCGATGTTGCGACAGGCATGGATGCTATTTCAACTAAAGAAATATTGTTAGCGTTCAAAACTTCAGGTGCAAAAGCGGCTATTGATTTAGCAATCTGGTTGTCTAAAGGTGCTGAACTAAGCAATTTGACCATTGACCAACTTTTGACTATGGGTGGCGTTAGCACAACCATTCCCCCTAGGGCCAATGGTGGCCCCGTTTCGCAGGGAAGCAGTTATTTAGTGGGCGAGCGCGGGCCAGAAATTTTCACACCATCAGGCAGTGGCATGATTACACCAAACTCGGCTATCGGAGGCGGTGGCAACACCATCACGGTCAATGTTCAAGGCGCAGACCCTCAAGCAGTCGTACGAGCCCTTCAAGATTACAACCGCACCGCAGGCCCAATCCCAGTAAACACTCGAGCGAACTGATGACCAAACAAGTTTGGAAGATAGAACGGTTTAGCGCAGACAAGACTTCCGATGTCATGTCATTCACTTACTCCACAGGCAGACAGACACAGTTTGACTCTTGGTCGCCCGGTTCACTAGTGCTGACTATCAGAAACAATTCAGGGCAAGCGAACGGTTACGACTTAAACGACAAAATCATTCTTACCGCAAGTGGCACCGATTGGTACCAATGGTTCTATGTTCAAGAAGTTTTGTTCAACGATCTGCCGGGCATTGGTGAAGGTTCAACCGCAACTATTATTTGCACTGACCTACTTGGGCGTATGGGTAGGATTTCAGTCTTTGAAGAATCAATACCAAGTGCTAAAACTCTTTTGCAAATATATAACGAATTTAATTCGTTAATGCCAACAGGTACAACAATTTTGATTCTTGCTGATGGTGACTCAACTGCCGCCGCTGACGCTTCTTATACGGGTACAGCCCTAAATCGTCTCAACTTAAACATGGTCACGGAGCAAGGTTGGTTACAAAACTTTGGAGACGCGTTAATTTTGGCTTCTCGAAGTGCTATGCAAGACCTTGTTCCAGAGGCCGTCACATTTGCTCGAAACACAACCGTTCTAGATGTTTACCAGGTGGGCTATTCAGACATCAAGCGAATTGCGCTCGGTTCAAACTATCTCAATTATTGTTTTGTGACACCGCCAGTAGCAGTACCGCAAAAAGCGTCTAACGCTACAGGCATAGCAGAGTTTGGGATATACGGTGCGGAGTTCGTGACCGTGGATGACAGTGCAACTCAAGCGGATTCTTTTGCTTCTTGGCAAGTTCAATCACGAGCTGACCCTGAACAGTTATCTTTCCGCATTAGCGTTTCCGACACCGCTAATGAACTTGAATGGCTTTTAAATGCTATGAGTAGTGCTTTAGCGGTAGTAACTGTTTCTTACGAGATCCCTGGATACACCTCAGAGGTTACATCTCAACAGATTATTCAAGGATTTACAATGTCAGTCACCCCTTCACGAACTGACATGCAGATCTTTACTAGCCCGCTGACTTACACGGACTTTTTTACCCTCGATTCGGCTACTTTTGGTATTCTTGGCGGGCCAGCAGTCGCATCGGCTACATACAATCAAAATATAAAGTACAATAAAAACACATACACATATAACGGCGTGTTTGATGGCAATGGTGGAAGGTTAGGTTGGTAATGGCAAGCACATATCCTACAAGTTTAGACAGTTTCACAAATCCGACTTCTGCTGACACTTTGGCGAGTCCGGCTCATGCGACTCAGCATGCTGACATTAACGACGCTATGGAGGCAGTCCAAACAAAGTTGGCTATCGGCAACACGGTGATAGGCACTTACACGGCTTTTACGCCGACATTCACTGACTTGACAGTTGGCAACGGAACATCTACGGCAAGGTTTAGTCGTGTCAACAATGTCGTAAACTATTACGGCTTTTTTACTTTAGGAAACACTAGCGCGGTAACGGGCGGCATAAGAATTACTTTGCCTATAACTGCAAATTCAATTTACAGCACTTTAAACGGAATTATTATGGGTGATTTAACTTTGTACGACACATCCGCAGGCACTTGGTATCAGGGCAATGTAATGAGTATTGGCAGCACAACTCTAGGTTTAACAAGATTGTGGGTTGCCAATGGAACCATTGTTACAAACATGAGCGAAACAAGTTCCTCAAGTCCTTTTACCTGGGGTACTGGCGATCAAGTTATTTGGAACATTACATACGAGGCGGCATAATGAACCTATTAGCAGACCACGAAACTGAAGCACCCGACGAATGGCTACTAGAACGGATGAGGCTACGCCGTAACGCACTACTGCTCGAGTCCGATTGGGCGATGATTACCGACACACCAACGGACAAAACGGCATGGGCGACCTACCGCCAACAGTTACGGGACTTCCCTGCTACATGGACACCATCCGCAACCGTTACTTTTCCTACAGTAAAGGCATGACATGACGATCAACTCAAGTTTCCAAGTGGGGTCTGTTCTCACTGCGGCACAGCAAAATAATTTTGGACGAGGTTTAGCGGCGGACATAAAGAAAAGCGAAACGACAGACTCAACGATCACGACAACTGAGGAAGTCATGCTCACCCTCACTTTTAGTCAAGTGTCAGGCCGCAACTACCTTTTCACATATATTGAACCAAACTTGACAGGCACAGTAGCGACAACTGCGACAGTCAGATTTCGAGAAACAAACCTTGCGGGCGGTATTTACAACACTTTAAGAACCCAAGTTGATATTGCTACCAATGCAACCTCGGTTGCCCAATATGTTTATTGTGCAGGCACTTCAAGCTCGCTTACTATTGTCGCCACAATTCAGGCTGGTGCAGGCACAATCACGGCGACCCGATCATCGTCACAGATCGCCAACATGTTCGTCACCGACATCGGCACCGGGTATGTGTATACAACATGATTCTCTCTAATCCTCCCAAAGCGTTAATTGTTCTTGTTGCCATCATCTGTATCACTGTCCTCATGGCAGTCGGCAAAATTGACCAGTCCGCTGGAACAGGAATGCTTGGAACGATTGTCGGCTACTCGGTTGGCAACTCAATTAGACCGAAGAACGGCGAACAAGTGCCGCCGATCATCTCAAAGAAGAAGTAATGACCGACTTTCCTGTTCGCCCAGTTGTCAAGCCCGCCGATCTGACACACGCGATGAACGGGCTCCTTCGCAAGGATGTCCTCCGCAAGATCGGGCCTGCGTCTGGTGAACTTCACCGCCACGCTGCAACCGCTTGGAATTGTCTGAAGTTGGCAGCATTCTTTGACGGGATCTCGCTTGATCATGTTGGTGCATACCGCACACTGTCAAGACAGACTTCACTCTTTAAGGAGCGGTATTCTTTGACACCGCAAGGCCGAAACATCACCCGCAAAATGAACGGGCAGATCTACTATCTGCGCGACGGATTTGCACCGAGTTCAAGCCCCGGAGCGAGCGTTCACGGCTGGGGGCTTGCGATAGATGTCGCCCACGCATCGGGCAAAAGGCTTGAATGGTTGCTCGCTGGAAACGCTGAGAAGTTCGGCTGGTTCTGGCAAGTCGCCAACGGTCCACAAGCAGAGCCATGGCACATTCAGTATGTGTGCGGAGACGCTCCTCCTCGAGGTGTGCGCAACGCTCTCGCCGTTTTCCCAGAGTTGAATGCTTGACATTGACCGTCAGGCTTAGTCAAATGACTGAGCCAAGAGTCCGCATCTGCGGGCCGACAACTGGAGGCAATCCATGAACCCATTCAAGTTTCTAGCCCTAACCTTCGGCTTATATCTTAGCCTTGTGATCGTGTTCGGAGGAGGTGGCAACGCCAGTCCCGAGCCGACACCGACACCGACGGTCTTTCCGAGAGTCACCGTGGTCATTTTGACACCTGAACAACAGATTGACAGGATTGCCGAACTGTCTCCGATCCCTACAACTACATTGGCTCCAGTGGTCATTGTGGATGTCTCTGACGACACCAAATGCCAACAGTGGCTTCAGACCGCGCTTGACGCTGGATGGCCCAATGATCGCAAGATCTTGGATCGGCTTGGTTTCATTATGGCTCGAGAGAGTTCGTGTCAGCCTGACGCTTGCTCACCTTCCGACAGTGGGAGACCATGCCGGGATTACGGCCTCATCCAAGGCAACTGGTACGCCCACCACAAATGGTGGGAAGACCTCGGCATCGCCCCTGAAGACATGTTTGACCCTTACACGAATCTTCGCTGGGCATGGCTCTTGTATTCGGGCCGTGAAGCAAATGGTCAATGTGGCTGGACACCGTGGTCACTCAAATGTTAATGGATGAACCGCCAATTCTCGGTCAGTGGGCTGATCGTGCCGAATGTCGTGGACACCCCACCTCATGGTGGTTCCCTGAAGAGTCACGCAGGAACGCCGCCGAAAGCAACACCGCCAAAGCGATCTGTCGGTCATGCCCAGTGATGTCAGAATGCCTCGAATATGCCATGCAATACCCCACAAGTTATATGGCTCTTCAAGGCATATGGGGTGGGCTCACTGTCTCAGGGAGACGCAAATTGGAAGCCGAA